AACAGATTGCAGCCTATATGCAAGCTTGGTTCAGCCAGTTTAAACTTCGAAAGATGGGAGAGAATTTATCTTTCCGCTTTCGAAATAAAAAAGAGTGGCTAAAAAAAATTACAAATTAATGCATTTTTTCCTTTACATTATCAAAAAACTATGGTATAATAGATCTATAAAATGGAAAAGGAAAGAAATTATGGGAATGTCAAATTACGTCATGGATTGCGAAGAAAAGTTTGAAGATGCAGTATTGGCTCGTATAGAAGAATGCGAATCACCAGATGCTCTTAACTGGAAACTTGTCGAAGATAAGTGCTTTGTTAATATCATGCACTTGAGCGGACCAGAGCAGGACGAATTAGTCTATAATCTTTGGGATGAATACTGGTCAAGCAAGGCTGATCCAGCTCTTGCAGCAGAAGAAGGCTGGTAAAAAAAAATTCCATTAAAATGCATTTTATGGTGTACAATGGATAAAAACTGTGGTATAATATTATTATAAAATGAAAAATGCTGAGGAGCAAACAATGTTGAATAATTCTGAAATGTCTAAAATCCAAGCTTTACTTATCGAAGCGTCTAACGATCAAATGCAAGAAATTGCTGCGATGTTTAATGATGCTCGTAATCTTAAAGTCCAGCGTGCCGCTCGGTCTTTTACTACTGGACAAAAAGTAAAGTGGACTGGACGTAACGGTGCCATGGAAGGCACTATCGTAAAAGTTTTGAAAAAGAATGTTCGTGTTAAAGTTGGTAGTGACATGTGGAATGTTACTGCATCACTTCTGCAAGCCGCTTAAAGGAGATTTATATTATGGCTCATCAAGTTGAAACAATGGCGTATGCCGGTCAAGTTCCGTGGCATGGTTTAGGTGTAAAAGTTAGTAATGACTTGACACCAGCACAAATGCTTGAAAAAGCAGGACTCAATTGGAATGTTCGTGAAGTCGAATCATTCGTTGAGTTTGACGGTAAGCGTATGCCTACTGGTCAAAAGTCACTGATTCGTGAAACAGACGGTCGTATCCTGACTAACGTTGGCGAGAACTGGAATCCTCTTCAGAACGAAGATGCTTTTGAATTCTTCAATGAGTATGTTCTTTCTGGTCAAATGGAAATGCATACAGCTGGTTCGTTGAAAGACGGTCAGATGGTATGGGCTTTGGCTAAAGTCAAGGATTCGTTTGATCTCTTTGGAGGTGATCAGGTTGACTCATACTTCCTGTTCTCTAATCCACACCAGTATGGCAAGTCAATTGACATTCGCTTTACTCCAATTCGTGTTGTATGTAACAACACTCTTACACTGTCATTGAACAAGCAGGCAGAACGAGCTATCAAGGTTGGACACCGCGTAGCATTCGATCCTTCCGAAGTAAAGGAAGCTCTTGGTATTGCATCTGAAAAGCTTGCAGTATACAAAGAGATGGCTGAGTTCCTTGGCAAAAAGCGATTCACTGCAGACAGCCTCATTGAATACTACAACACAGTATTCCCTCGTACTGCTGATAAAAAAGTTCAAGGTAAGGCTCTCTCAGTGGATACACTATCACGCAATGCTAAGCTTTGCATGGATGTTCTCGAAGAGCAGCCAGGAGCTAAGTATGCTGAAGGCAGCTGGTGGCAGGCATTTAATTCTGTCACATACATTACAGACCATGTACAGGGTCGTAATGAAGACAATCGCTTGTATTCTTCATGGTTTGGTGGTAACCAGACTCGCAAGAAGAATGCACTTGAAACTGCAATCGAATTTGCAGATGCTGCGTAATGTATCGCATTAAAGGATACTTTAGGGATCATACTGTTGTCAGATACTTTACTGACCAGTATGATGCCATAGAGTTCAAAGATATAGTGGATGCTCACTATCCACTGAAAGTAACATTTGAAAAAGGAGTTTATCCAGTGAGAACATTTGTAGTTAATAGTTGGAATGCTGTAATGGATGACAAACGAAATCCACTTAGCAATATTCCAGATCTTCAAGTACGACATCTAGTCATGCAAGTATTAGCTTGGATGTGGTGTATTGTATTTGCGTTTATAGTCGGCAGCTGGACAGCATTTGGCGTAAGTGTTGTTGGCCACGTTATTTTGATTGCCGCTATTGTAATTACTGTCGGAACATTTGAAACAGCTAGACGAGCTCCACAATATTTTGGCGGACTTGGTCGAGGCAATGGAGGCGAACATGAATGATGGACCACTAAGATCAGCGCTTGACAAGCTCCCTACTCAGGGAGTGTATCAACACTCTTTAGTTACTTATCGCTATCGTAGTAGCAATCTTGTCAAAGAAACTGTAACTCGAACGTATAGCGAAGATGGTGATTATACTGATTCAATTATATCACAACCCATTGGAAAAGGAAGTAGCGTATGAAGGCGCATAAAATCGAGATGATCGCAGCTTGGGCTCGAGAAAATGGATTGAAAGGTTATGAACACCTAGATCCACAAGTGCGAGAAAAGCAACGCCAGAAAGCAATTAAAGCTTCCAATGAGCGTCGTCGGCGCGATGAAGAAGATAAAGAAAAGCGCCGCTTTTAGGCGCTTTTTTTATGTACATTTTAGTATAAATAGTGTAGAATAGAATAATCAGAGGATCGAATATGTTACGGTTCAAACACTATTTAATGGAGCAATCCATGTATAAACATCTAACAGCCGGCGAGCTGCTTAAGCCCGGTCGTGAAGGTCGTGGTATTACTGTCGTTAATAAGATTAACGATGGCGAAGAGTTTCTCCTACAAGCTGGTGGGACTGTACGGCTAAAGAAAGATGCAGAAACTATTAAGAAATTTAAGTCTGCTCTTGATGTTCGTGATGCTAAGACTCTTAACACTATTACTTTTGCAGGGCAAGACGGAAAGTCTTACATGCTTAAGCATTTTTCAAAGTCTCCTGAGTTTGGTGGTAAAGGTGCTGGCTCTGGTACTCGTGCAGAAGACGAAGCATTGACTGCGTTTAAGAAAGAATTGTTTAATGTTTTACAAGATGAAAATGTACCGTTCATCTATTTGAAAATAGGTAAGAGAACTGAAAAGGTTTCTGAGATTGCAAGCACACCGGGTACACCTAAAGCTGATTTCCACATGATGGATCCTACAGGCAAAGAAGTCTTTTGGATCTCTCATAAAAAAGGCCGGAAGGCAAATGACTTTCAGCAGTATGGTGGCATGGTAGAGATTCAATCAGAATCCGAAGTAAAAGAATTTGTAAAAGATCTAAAGGCCGCGTTACAAAAAGATCATGGCGATGCTAATAAATTTCCTATGAAAACTGGATACTATCGTCCAGTCAAATCTCGTTCAGTCATTAACAAGACAATGTACGGTAAAGACTATAGAGGCGGAAAAGCCACAGGTAGACAAAACATCGATGTCCTCTATCAAGGACCAATGTTGCTTAAAAAAATTAAAGACGGTGCAACACCAACATACGAAATAAGATCTAACCACACAGTGCTTCACAGTGAAACACCACGTGGCGACTATCAAGCGTACTACTATGTCAGACCAGAGCAAGCAAAGAATCAATTCGGCATTCGCGGAGGAAGATTCTTTATTGTATCAAAGATGACAGCAACCAAAAATAGAAATGCGAAGCAGATTTAAATGAACTTTTCTACTTTTATAACCGAAGAAAAAAATACCCATATGACTCACATCGAGGATAAGGTTATCTACGGTGGAGTTAAAGGTACACGTGACGCTATCATGGCTTTACGATCTCTTCGCGATATGCTAGGAGGAAAACATGCTGGCAATGTATCTGTTAAGTGGGATGGTGCTCCTGCTGTGTTTTGTGGCACTGATCCTCGGGATGGAAGATTCTTCGTGGCGAAAAAAGGAATCTTTAATAAGTCTCCCAAAGTATACAAGAGCGATGCGGATATTGATGCTGACGCATCTGGCGATCTTGCTGACAAGCTTAAACTTGCTCTTAAGTATCTACCAGAGCTCGGGATAAAGGGAGTAGTCCAAGGTGATTTCTTGTATTCAAAATCGGATATTAAGACTAAAAAAATCGACGGTAAAGCGTATGTTACGTTCCACCCCAATACAATTGTTTATGCAGTACCGGCTGGGACGGAAATGGCCAAGCAAATTAAGGCAACAAAGATTGGAATTGTATGGCATACGACGTACAC